TAGGTAATGACTGACCGATCTACCTGTAGCTCTTGCTTGCATAATCACGTTCTCCGTTGTTGGTTTCCAACAGCTTAACACATGCCGTGCCCATATGCAAACACCTATAAAAAACAATTTATTCAAATAAAGTGTTGCACATCGACACGGATGTCCTTATGATGCAATTTCACTTACAGGAGAAACGTGATGACCGATAAAGAACTGACCGTTGAAGAACAATTGCTACACGCCGACTGCCACAAGTTCGCTCGTCTGCATGTGCTCACCGCAGCGGAATCCATGATGCTGCCAGCCTTGTTTCGCAAGGGTGCGTCAGTGACTGAAGAGACGCTTGCTGCGTTTTCGCACAAGGCTTTGGAGATCAAGGAGCTTGGCGAGTATGTAGCGAACATGGCTCGCAAGCTTGCTGACACCGAGGACGGCAAGAAGTTGTACGCAGAGTTTTTGCAGGAGGGCGCAGCGTGAGCGCCCAAGCAAAGAAGGTGTATTACAACCGAGTGCGCCGCACTTGCCTGAAGCACAACATCGACATCGTGTACGATGGGATGCCCAAGGCGGTGTATGGCGTAGAGCTGGTCAAAGACGGTCAGGTGATGTTTGCTGACCGTAGTACCGATAATATGCCGCTGGATATAGATTGGCAGCGGCTGCATGAAGAGATGACTGACTATGGCTACAAAGGCGGTGTGAAATGAGCGGTAACCCACTCAAGCAGATTAACAACATCTACGGCTACGTCCGCGTATCCACAGACGAGCAGGTCAAGTCTGGCATCTCATTGGAGACGCAGAAGCAGCAGATCAGCGAGTTTGTGCGCGAGAAGTACAACCGTGAGGTGACCGAGTTCTTCGCAGACGAGGGCATCTCTGGCACCCATGCGGTGCTAGATCGACCCGCCAGCCGCGACATGACCGACGTGATCGATGAGCATGACGTGGTGATCTGCACTCGGCTTGACCGATTAAGCCGCTCCAGTTCTGACCTTCTTGGCTTGATCCCCGTGCTGCAAGACATTGGTATCACGATGTATTTTTGCGAGCAGTTTGGCGAGATGCCGATTGTCTACCCAGATGCCGCCAAGTCTAAGGGCTTGGATGCCAAGTTCGATATGAACTCGATGGCCAACCAGATCATGCTGATGGTGTTATCAGCGGTTGCCGAGATCGAACACGCGACCATCAAGGATCGCTTTGCCGCAGGCAAGCTTGACTGGGCCTCTCGCGGCTATGCGATTGGCGGATCTGCGCCCTATGGCTTTCGGCATGTTGAGGTGAAGACGGGTAGTAAGACGCGCAAGTATCTCGAAGAGGTGCCTGAAGAACAGGCGGTTCTGAAATCAATCTATCGCCTTCATAAGCGTGGCCTTGGCGCTCGCAAGATTGCCAAGCAGGTAAACAGCTTGCACGACATACCTCCGCTCACGCATTCCAAGGTGCAGCGCATCCTTAGCCGCAAATTTCAGGGTGTCCCTAACGCTGCATAGGCTCTATCATGGTGACTTAATTGGAGGTCACTATGACGGCTTTAGAGGATATTGAAGAGGCCATCGAGACGATGGAGGCTTCGCTTGCGACAGATTTCATGACGAATGCGGTGCGCGACATCATGAGCACTGCGGTTCAGCGTCTGAAAGACGCCAAAGAAAAGTTGACTGACTGATGTCTCAAGAAGGCTGGGGTCGCGGTACATGGGGGCAGGGTGCTTGGGGCACTCCGCTCTTTATTGATGTAACACCTACGGGACAGCAGGCGACCGCTGCTGTGGGCACCGTCACCATCGACGGTGAGGCGAATGTTCCGCTCACTGGCTTAGCGATCACATCTGGCATCGGCGCGGTCACTGTCATTGCAGAGGCTAATGTCACCCCGACAGGTCAGGCAATCACATCAGGTGTTGGCGCTGTTACGGTTGACGCGGAGGCGAATGTTCCCGTTACCGGCCAAGCAATCACATCGAGCGTTGGCTCTATTGAGGTTGTGGCTCGCGCTATCGTGCAGCTCACGGGTCAGTCGATCACGTCAGGACTCGGTGCGCCGACAGTCGATGCAGAGGCTAATGTTACGCTCACAGGTCAGGGCATTGCATCTGGGCTAGGAACCGTAACAGCCAGAACGGTTAACAATGTTTTTGTTGACGGCCAGCAGATAAACTCTGGCATTGGTGACGTGAGCACGGTTGCTGGTGCGATTGTTGAGCTTGTCGGCGTGTCAATGGTTGCAAGTGTCGGTGATGTTCTGGTATGGGGCGAGATAGACACCAACCAAGACCCGTCCTACAATCCAATCAGTACAACTCAGTCTGCGGGTTATTCGGCTGTCGATACCAGTCAATCCGCAGGATATGAAGAGATAAAAGCCGGAAGAGATGCCGCTTAAAAAATTCGAGGAAATGCAATATGGCAGTCTACACTAACGACCTCCGCTTGACCGAATTGGCCACCGGGGAAGGCTCAGGCACATGGGGCACTACTACAAACGGTTCGCTTAAGTTGATAGGTGAGGCATTTAGTTTTGGCACGGAAGCTATTACGACTAATGCTGATACTCATACTACTACTATTGCTGACGGGGCTTCTGATCCGGGCCGCAGTCTCTTCCTCAAATATACTGGTACTCTTGATAGCACTTGCACCATCACTATAGGGCCAAACACGGTCAGCAAGCTCTGGTTCATCGAGAACGCAACCAGCGGATCTCAAAGCATTATTATCAAACAAGGTTCTGGTGCCACCATCACAATTGCTAATGGTCAGACGAAAGCTATTTACAGCGACGGTGCGGGATCAGGCGCTGCGATGGTTGATGCGTTTCAAGACCTGTCTGTTCCTGATCTGTTCATCGATGACGACCTGACTTTTACCTCTGACAGCGCCGTCATCACGTTTGGTGCAGATGGCGATACGACACTGACGCACACAGACGGTTCTGGTCTAACGCTGAACAGCACCAACAAGATCATGTTTAATGACGCGAGCCAGTTCATACAAGGCTCAAGCGCGACAGTATTGGCTTTGGGTGCTACCGATGAGATCGATCTGACTGCTACTGCTATTGACGTGAATGGCACGATGGATGTGAGCGGTGCGTTGACTGGCACGACCGCGACTTTCACAACCGCTGACAACACTGCTCAAATGGTGCTTAAGTCTACGGACGCCGACTCAAGCACAGGCCCGATACTTGATCTTCAGCGAGACAGCGGCTCACCCGCAGATAGCGACTTAATCGGATTCATCAGATTCAGAGGTGACGATGACGGCGGTAATGTTACAAATTACGCAACGATTCAAGCACAGATTGAAGATGTAACAGGCGGTACGGAGGATGGCACCCTCAAATTACAGACGATGGTGGCTGGCTCTGTTACTACAGGACTAGAGATTACAGGTGGCAACGTACAGATTGGCACAGGGGCAGATTTAGTTACCGCATCAGCAGGCACATCCAACGTCCGTGTAGGTGTTAACGCAGGTAACTCGATCACCTCTGGCGGCAACTACAACGTGGTTGTGGGCGATGAAGCGGGTACGGCTTTGACTACGGGTGATCAGAACGTAGCTGTGGGGTATCAAGCACTAGATGCTCTCGATACAGCGATTAGAAATGTTGCAATAGGTACTACTGCTCTAACGAGTGATACAAAGGGTGATGCCTCTGTAGCTGTAGGGCATGGCGCTCTGTTCGATCAAAATTTTACAACCACTACTTCTGTTTACAACGTAGCAGTGGGTTATCACGCAGGTGTTTCAGTCACCACGGGAATCAATAACACCCTTGTGGGTGGACTAGCCGGTGATGCACTTACTGATGCGGACTTTAATGTTGCTTTAGGCACAGAGGCTTTAAGCACGGATACTTTAGGTAGTAGGTCAGTAGCTATAGGTAGGGCGGCTCTAAATGCACAAAATTTCACCACGGCTACTGACGCTTACAACGTAGCGGTTGGTTTTGATGCAGGTAAAAATGTCACCACAGGATTTGAGAATGTTCTCATTGGCGGTCAGGCTGGCGATGCACTGACTGATTCTGATCGCAACACTGCCGTTGGATATGCTGCGTTAACTTCAAATACGCTAGGTCAATACAACACAGCTATGGGTTATTTTGCTCTAGGTGCTTCAAATCATACAACAGCTACAGATGCTTACAATACAGCGGTAGGCTATGTTGCAGGTGGGGCAGTCACCACGGGAATCAAGAACACTATTGTCGGAGGTATAGCTGGTGATGCTCTTACCACTGGCGCAGATAATACTGTGCTGGGGTACAGTGCTCTTTCATCGGATACTTTAGGAAGCAAAAGCACTGCGATAGGTCGGTCTGCTTTAGACAACCAAAACTTTACAACCGCTACAGATGCTTACAATGTGGCAGTTGGACACGCCGCAGGGGGTTCAGTCACCACGGGAATTCGTAACACCATTATGGGCGGTCTTGCTGGAGACGCCTTGACGGACGCTGATTTCAACACCGTTTTGGGGTTCAACGCACTAACCACGGATACGTTAGGCAGCAAGTCAACCGCGATAGGCGTGGAGGCTTTACATACTCAAAACTTCACTACGGCAACAGATAGCTTCAATACCGCAGTTGGGTATAACGCTGGCTATGCAGTCACCACGGGAACTCTCAACACGCTCGTCGGAGGTCTTGCAGGAGACGCGATTACCACAGGCACTAACAACAATGCTTTCGGTTATAACTCTTTAGGAGCAACCACAGAAGGGCAGTTTAACAACGCTTTTGGCGAAGCTG